ATTTCTTCAGTTTGATTCTTCACGTATTGCAAAGCATAACCATTTCGTTTTACTGCCTCAATACATATTTCCTTGGTTTGATTTTTTACATATCGCAAAGCAAAAATGTCTTCTTTAACTGCTTCAATACATATTTCTTCAGTCTGATTTTTTACGTATTGCAAAGCAAGACCATTTCGTTTGACTGCTTCAATACATATTTTTTTAGTCTGATTTTTCACATATTGCAAATTAAGACCGTTTCGTTTTACTGCTGCCAAAGATTCTTCTTCAGTGAAATATTTATAATTTTCATTCTTTAATTTGATAAGATCCGTGATATTCATATTGAAGTCCTTTGTTTTGTTGTTTTGTTATATTAATAATATATAACAAATTTTAAGTTAAATATGCTTTTTTATAAAGGAAAAGTGTAACTTATTATAAATCAATAAGTTACAAAATGAAATTTTTTTGTTTTATTTTTACCCGTTCTGAAAGTAAAAAATTCCGTAAGTATTTCTATCCCAATTTCTAAAATCAATATGTAACCAATTTACATCTTCTTCAATTGCAGTAATATGTGAAAATGCCGGAGCATCTGAGTTTGCTTTGATTTCATTTCTCATTTCATCTGCAGTCATTTCATCTGAAACAATATCAAATGCATTGCCCAAACTATGCTGAGAATATTTTGAATAATATTTACTATTTGGAGTTCTTAATCCGCTCCATTTCCTTCCTTTATATTGCCCAAATACATTTTTACCTTTCCATTTCCAATCATTGATTATTAAAGAAACATCAAAATAGTCTCTAATTGCGTCAATAGTCCATAATGCGATTGGGTTAAATAATTGAAAAGATTTCTCTTTTCTAATTGAATAAGTTTTTGGGTCAACTAATTCATATGCTTTGAAGTGTATTGGCTTATAATATTCTATCATTTTAAAACCTCTTTTAATTTTGAATTTGAAAATATATTTGTAATTGAATCTAATATAATTGTGTTCTTTAAATTGTTTATTTTATTTAAATGTTTAAAATTGTGTATTGTGTTTGAGTTTGAAATTAAGACGGCATATTTTACTCCGCTTTTAATTGCTGCAATTATGTTTTCATATTTATCATCAAAGACAACATCCGGTTTTAAATAATTAAAAACCGCTATTTTATTTTCATTTAAAATTAATTTTGATATTTGAGGGTAAGCTCTTTTAATCATTTTTAAAGAAATATCATAAGACTTCATTGGTCTTGCTGAAACACAATATAATTTATGTTTCTTTGATAATTTTTTAATGATTTCTGCTGAGCCTTCAATAACAGGCAAGTTACCCATTATATTTAAATCATTAATTTTTAACTTCCAATCTTCTAATGCTTCTTGATGATAATCTCTTAAATCAAAATATTCTGATTGAGGGACGCCGTATTTTTTAGCAGTATCCCTCGACAGAAAATTATGAAACAAAGTATCATCTAAATCAAACACAATATTCATTTTAATACCTTTGTTTTTATAAACTAAGCCGTAAAAATACAACTCTTTAGAGTTGTGTATATAAGGCTTCAAGACTTCTAAATAACATAATATTATTTTTATTTATTTTGTCTCGTTGTAATGAATTCTAAATAACTCATTGCAAAGGGAACTAAAAAATTTGTCTTTTTATGTTATTTTAAGCTATATAGTTAAAATTTAATAATTCAAAACTTAAATTGAATATATTTAAAGTTTTGAAAAATAAATAATATAGTACCTGAGGGACTCAGGGATTTTAAGCCTGCGGAGTTTAATTCCTCTGCGCTGGATTCATTGAATCCAGCTGTAAGAATTAGACTATGAAACAGGAAGATACAACTCTTTAGAGTTGTGTTAGTTCACTTATATAGATTAAAACGAATTTCTTCAGCACTTGCTTCTTTAGCTTGCTTTTCTTTAATTTCAGAATGTTTATGATATTCGGCGAGATCTTTTTCGCCAAATATATTATCCCAATTATTTGTCACTGCTTTGTAATTTTTCGTTCGCATCTTCGAGCCCTTCCCCATAATAAATCCTTTCTTTTAACTTTTCCATTATTTTTTCTGCTATATCAAACGCGTCTTCAACAATATAATCATTTCTATTTGTACTTTTATAAGACTTTGCTGATAACGCTTGCCCAACAAAATATTCAAATAAAGTCATTTTTAATCTACTCCTTCAGTGAATTCTATAATTTCATTAAATACTTGTTTAATACATTTTCCATTAATATTAATCATTTTTTTATTAATAATAATAGAGTTATAATAAGCATCTGTAAAATCTTTTATTTCTGCATTAATTTCATTTGGGTCTGAAGTTAAACCTTTTTTATCGTCTCTTTTTACTAAATTTTTAACTTTATCAATTAATAAAATTAAAAATACATTTTCATATTCTGAAATATACCCCTTTTCAATTTTATAAATATGTTCAGTAGAATAATTTCTATATTTTTTTCCATACACAATTTCAGAAAGATGGAGCCTGTCATAGATTTTCACTCCGTGCAAATTAAGGTCTCTTTCAATTTTCATATCCCTAAATGATTTTGTAATTGAATTTGTATAAAGAAACTGATGATTTTTAACGTCATCAACAACACTGCTTTGCATTTTGTCGCCTCTAATAATATTGCACCCATCTGAGTTATGGTTATTATAATAAGTCCATAAATTAGCAACTTGTGTTGATTTACCCGTTCTGTCTGGCCCTTCAATAATAATGTCTTTAATCATTATTAGTCTCCATTTTTTAAATTAAATTTTTCTTCAATATTAATTATTTTTATTGTATCTTCAATACAAGTTTTTCTATTTTTAATAGTTTTCTTTAATTCTGATAATAAGAATTCATATTTGTCTTGATTATTTTCTAAATATTCAATTTTTTTAAATAAATCTGCAGAATTTTTTACATACAAGAATTCAGGAAAATGAATGTACTCGCTTTGCCCATAATCTTTTGAAAGAAATGGAATTGAACCATTTACAATAAACTCGAATGGTTTTGCTGAAATAAACTTTTTCCCAATTACAGGAATAAATGTATATTTTACAGTATTCATATAATCTTGCAATTTAGTAAATTCAATTGGTTGAGTTACATAGTCTCGCACTCTTTTATCTACTTTATCATAAGCAGGCCATTTTCCAATTATTTTTGAATTATATTTTTTAGATGCTTCAGCCATTAATTGCAAGTCATCGCCAGTTCTTGTTCCATTACTACATACAATTGAGAAAAAGTTTTCTTTTGTGTTTTCACGGTATTTTTTATTTGCAATATTTGTATAATATAGAGGTACTTCAGTAAATTCAATATCGTCTCTATCAACTAAACTCCCATCGTGTTTTTCCCAATCATAATTACGCAAACCGCTTTGAACATATTTAGCTTGAGAATAAGCTCCTAACCAATTTTTATTTATAATGTCACAAGGAAATTGACTTTTGCCCATTGGTCTTGGGTCAATTGAAATTGAGATAAAAGGAGTGTCTTTCCAATGATTTATATAATATATAGCAGCGACTTGTTGTGTCAATGTCATTTGTGCTGGAATTGAATAAGTTCCTTTCTGCGCTTTTACATACCCAATCATTGTATAACGATATGATGCAGCATTATAAAAAATAATCCCTTTTATATTATAATTAAGATCTTCAATATGTTTTGCAATTGGGCCATAAATTTCATCAATCAGTGGGTGCTTTTCTTTTTCTTTAATGTCCATTGCTTTCCATTTTTCTAATTTTTCAACGTGTTTTGTTGCTAAACCTAAACTGTAAATGTTTACTAAATTATCAGGATTTTTAGGTCCAGCAGGTTCAAGAAAATCAAAAGCATAATTTGTATTAGTAAGTAATAAAAATTTTGTATTTGGGTATGTCGCTGCTAATTCCTTTGCTAATTTTGTATATTCATAAGTAGCCATCGATTTTGAGTTTCCAGTGAAATTTAACACTCTGCCTTGGTGTACGATTAAAACCGCGTCTTGTTTTTTGTTTCCCATAATTTTAGTCCTCTATTAATGCAACGCTTGATTGTTTTTTTAATTGTTTTCTTGAATTTGTTGAGCTGAAAGAATGTCTCCTTTTATTATAAATAATTTCGATTCCTTCAATATCGACACCTGTATGATTAGTTCCTTTATATTCTTCACCAACGAACCTTACATCAGGCATTAATATTAAAAGCATATTATTCAAATCTTCTTCAGTATCAAACGGTATTATCTCATCAACATATTTGCAGCTTTGAAGTCTCATATAACGTTCAAACATTGTTTCTACTGGTCTTTCTTTTTGTTTTGGTCTTGAAATTGTTGGGTCTGACAATAAACCAACAATTAATTTATCACAAACTTCCTTTGCTTCTTTTAACATTACCAAATGCCCTGGGTGCAATAAATCAAATGTTGAAGCAGTAAAGCCAACTTTACACTTTTTATTTTGCATTATTTCAATAACTCCTTTATATTATTATCAATTAAAAATTTATCTTTTGAATATTTTCTCATTCTTACCCAATGTGAAATTTCTAATATTTTCATATTAAAGTTTTTATATTTTTTGTCATAATAATTATATAAATCATTTTCATTAAATCTTTTGCAACTCACTTTTAATTTTGCAACATCTAACAAATATGAGCTATACAAATCTTGTCTTAAAATTGGATCAATTAAATATAAATTATTATTATTTACTATCATATTATCAATGCTAAAATCTCCGTGCCCAAATGATTTATTTTCATTCATAAATCCTTCAATTTTCTTTAATTCATTCAATACAAATTCTGAATATTTAGGTTTATAAATATTTAAATGCTCATTAATTCTATCAATATAAAAACTAAAATCAACATCATAAATTGGGCTTGCATTTTCAAAAATTGAAAGAACCTCATCAATCATAAATGCAGTAGGCTCTCCTGTCTTTTCAATAAAAGGAATTGATAATACGGAACCAATTACAGAATGAACTTTAATATTATTAATTAGCTTTTCTGCTTTATCATACCATTTTGCAGTTTCAATTGCGAAATCTTGAGTTTTAAATACTAAACCACCACGTCTTTCAATATATGCACCGGATAATCCGCCTTCTAATTTTTCAATTTTTAATTTAACAAAATCATTAGGCGTAATTCCTTTATCATCAATATAATAATCTGCTAATAATTTATCAAAACTTAAATTATTATATTTTACATTATTTTTTGCAAGCCATTTTTCAATTTGTGCTCTATATTTTTTATCTGCTTCAGAACGAGATTTGCAGCTTAAATTACCTCTTGCCGTTAAAATTGTAATATTATATCCGTTATCAAATAAAGCATTCAATTTTGCTATTAGAGTTTTATTTGGCTTTGCATTATCCCAATCTCTGTCAGTTGTAAAAGATAGTGTATCATCAAAATCACAAACAATGTTTTTCATTCTATTCCTTTCTGTTATATTAAATATATAAAATTTTAATTCAAAATGCAAAAAAAAATTATTTTTAATTTTTTGCGTTTTTATTTTTAATGTGAATATATTTAATTTTTAAAGAAATTGGTCTATAGAGTTGATTTCAGGTTCAGCAATTATTTCATCTATGTTTTGTTTGTAATTTGTTTGTTTTGTATGTCTTGCCGATAAATGCTTTAGTTCGCCGTTTATTGCATCAACTGCATTTTTAATAATATCCGCGGCCGTATTTACAGGAACATTTTGAGATACGTGATTATGATTTATTCTACCATTTTTATCTGCAACCATTTCAAAATCATTTGGAAAACCCATTAATGATAATGCTTCTCTAATAGTTAGTGGGCGATCTTTAGACGGGTGTATTGTAGTCGATAAAGTCTTTGTAATAATTGCTTGAACATAATATTTATTGGGGACTGATGGGGTAAAATTCCAATATCCTAAACCCGTTGATATTTTTTTAAAAACGTGAGTAACTGCTTTTATTACTTTCTCAATAAATTCTTCTGAGCCCTCTTTATAATTTTTCGCAAAATTTATTAATTTATCTTTATCATTTTGCTTAATTATATAACTCATCAAGTCTCCGCCTTCGTCTTCAGCTCTTCTAATTTTAGTTCTCCAATCTTCGCCATAAGTGGCTTTTGCAAAACTAATATAAAAATTAAGATTATTTTTATTTGCAAAACTGATTAATTCATCATAATAAGTAGCAGTTTTAGGGATTGATTTTAAAAAATCATCCAACACAATTTTGCCTTTATCAAAATAATTTAATACAGGTACTTTATTTTCTTCATTCCAAAAATACATAAAAGCCCTGTCTCTGCTTTGTGGCAAACCGTGAAATTTTGTATTTGTTTTAAATACAGTTGTTGTAAAGTTATGTTCATCAGCGATTTCTCTCAATCTCTCTAATACACCTCTACCCATTTTTGTATATAAAGCAGGCGCATTTTCAAAAATATAAACTTTAGGTTTAAACCAACTCAACGCCATTTTAGCTAAATTATACATATTATCATTTTGCGGTGCATTAGCACCAGGACCATTTGAACTTGAAGCTGTATTCAATCGAGATAAACCCGAACAATAAGGAGTTCCAATAACAATATCAATATTATCTTTTTTCAAATCTTCGATTATTTTTTCTGACTCTTCATCAATAGGTTTTAAATCATCATCATTTACATATGCGACTGGTAAATCATAGTCTTTGCTTTTACAATATTTTATATAGTGTTCATTATTTGGTTTTGAACTTATACAAGAAACCATCCCAATTGGCAATTCTTTTAATGTTTTTTCCGCTCCAAGTGGGAACCCACCAATTAAACTTTGTAATACAACATACTTCATAATTATTTAGCCCGTCCTTTAATTATTTTTTATAAAAAATTATTTTTTTCTAAATCAACTTGGCAAGCTAATGAAATTACAATATTATCATCAAGCTCATCTACTGTTTCAACATTATTATTTTCTAATGTATTTTTAATCATTATTTTTGTGTCATAATCAACAACAGATTTTAATAGGGATAAAGCAATTCCTAAACTTAAATTTTCGTATCCAATTGTCATTTTAAATTCACCTCACTTCCTATTCTTTCGTCTTGCTAATTTTTTATTTTTCCTTTTTTCTTTTCGCTTCTTTTGTACTTTTAGTTTCCGTTCTCTATCATCTGCTTTTTCGCGGAGAGAATTATTTAAGTCCCGTCTCAATTTTCTATTATTTGAATAGCCTCTCATATTATGCATATTTTTTGCAATTTTTTCTTTCGTGCGTTGAGCGACGTTTGCTTTGATTCTTTCAATTAGTTCTGCTTTTTGTTCTTCTGTTAAATTTGCAAGGTATTCTTCTTCCAAGATTTTCATTGCTAATTCTTTTTCTTCTTTTTTATCGAGTTCTTGTTGCATTTTTAAATTATCCTTTCATTATTTAAAATACTATATTTAAAAAGCCATAATCATCAGTAAATGCTTTTGTAATTGTTTCTAAATTATATATGTAATTTTCATCATCAGAATTAAACTTTTTAACAAATTCGCATCCACCTGCATATTTATGTCCACCGCCTAAATTATATCTTGTTAAAGTTTCAGCTACATTTACATCTTCATTTTTTGCTCTGACTGAAATTTTGTCATTTCCATAAAATATAATTAAAACATCTAAATTATCTAATTCCAAACAACGTTCTGCCATATCATTTATATATTTGCCATTCTTTAAAATTATTGAAGATATTTTCCAACCAGGAGTGTCTGAAATATCAAGGTTCTCCCATTCATTTTCAATTTCTTGTTCGCATTTCGCAATATGCTTTAGCTCCATTTCATTGAATTTATCAAAACCATTAATAAATCTTTTTATCATTTTATGCGGGTGATATATTTCAAATAAATGATTTAATTTTTTTGAATTTTTATATTTATGTTTCCATAAATCATAATCGTTACTATACTTTAAAAATTCATTTAAAAAACTAAGATCTAAATTATATTTCGTTTCAATATAATTTTTAGTTAAAACACCTGCTGATTGTTCAATAAATACAAATCTATTTTTCTTAGGATTATGTATTAGTTCAATATTAGATTCGTGATGGTCAATATAGATGAACGGAATGTTTAATTTTTTGCATACTTTATTTATAAATTTTAATTGATTAATTTCTAAATTCAAATCTGTAATATACACATAATCAAATTTTTCTTTTGTAAGATGTTTTTCTATATTCAAAATTATTTTTGGCAATTTACCGTACCCAGTTGGGACCATCTTTACATATTCAAAAGTATTTTTTAATACAAGACCGCAGGCGACTGCATCTAAATCATAATGGTTTAAATGCCATATTTTTTTATTAATTTTTTTTATCAATTTAAAATCCTTTTTTAATTTTTCATATTAATAATATATAATTTTATTTTTCAAAATAAAATAGCAAAATGAAAATATTTTCATTTATTTTAAAGTCATTCTAAAGCTCATTTAAAGCTATCCAAATAAAAGTCGTATTATAATATTGCAAATATATCAAATCATCAAAAACCATCGCAGATTCTTCTTCTACTTAAATCTTACTGCATTTTTCACTATTTTAGTTCAAATAAAATATTAGAAATATTGCTTGACAGTAATTGATTTGCTGCGTCTGCTAATTTATGCTTCTGACAAAATTTTATAGCTTTTGTTATATTATATCTTTTCAATTTATAATTATTATAATTTTCCATTATTTTATTTTCAATATCAGAAGGAATGTAACTCATATCGATTAATTTTCTATTTAAAGCATATTGGGCTCTTATTTCTGGTTTTTCTGTTTCGTGGAAACCAACTTTCTCAATCCAATTATCCAAACCAATTGTTGCAATTAATTCAGCTGTTTTTGGTCCTGCTTTTCCTTTTTTAATATTAGGAATATTATCTGAGCCGTCTCCAACAACAACTTTAATCGTAAGTTCTTTTTTCCAATCAAAAGTTGTCATATCTTTTCTTTTAATTGGGTCGAATATTTTTACATTTTTATATTGTAATAATTGTTTATAATCTTGGTCTGAAGTAATAATTGTGATGCTAACGTTATTTAAATTTTTACATAATATTGCAGCTATGTCATCTGCTTCAATTCTGTCAAGTTCAATATGTTTTATAGTTGTGAAAGCTTCAATAAAGTCTTTCTGAAAATCGAATTTAATAGGGTTAAATTCTTTAAAATCAACTAATACATTTGCATCTGCTAAAGCTTTACGTTGCCCTTTATAATCAGGAAAAATGTCAGTTCTCCAATATTTTCCATCTATTTTTTTGTCATACGCAATTATTACTTCGTCACTTTTATATTTTTTAATTAAAGTAAAAATATTGTTTAATACTGCATTTTTCCAACAAATATACATTTCTGAATTTGTAAGACCATCTTTTTGTTTTCTTGCTGCTAAACTAAAAATATGTCTTGAAAATAAATGACTAATATCAAATATTATAATATTTTTAAAAGATTCGTTTTTTCTCGTTTCTTTCATTATTTCATTAAAGTCCATTTTTATTTTAACCTTTCGTTATTAAAATTAGAGCATTGCTCTTTGATTATAATTTTTTGTAAAATACATTTTTAAATCAGAATAATTTAATTTATCTTTAATTAAATCATTTTTATATAAATCATTAATATCTTTTATATTGGCTTTAAACGAATTGCCAGCAATATCTTTTAAAAATTTTTTCCATAAAAATACATTAAAGCCTTTTTTCAAATATTCAATTGATTTCTTTTTACCTGCTAAATCATTATCAAAAATATAATTTATATTTAAAGTCTGTAATTTTTCAGAGTCTGAATTATTAGTGCCAATTAACGATATTGAATTTTCAATGAAGAATGAGTCAATCGGCCCTTCTAATGCAATTACAGGTTTTTCTTTATTAATATTGAATATATTATAAAACGGTTTTATATTTGAAACAGGGTTCTTATATTTTGGTATTTCATTTGCAATCGTTCTACCTTGAAAATAATAAATTTCATTTTTATCATAAAATGGTATTATAATACGTTTTTTAAAATATCTTCCATTTTCAATATAAAATAATTTATCAATATGCTCTTCAGGTATTTTGCGTTCTTTTATAAAATTAATAATTTCAGGAGTGTGCTTTTTAAATAATTTCATATCAATATTATTATTTAATAATTCTTTAATATTTGGTTTAGAAAATGTTACTTGCTCTTTTTTATTATCATTTGTATGCTGTTCTAAAGACTTTTTATATCTTTTGCTAAACACTGTAATATCTTTATTTTGTTCTTTTTTATACATTTTTTTCTTATGCCAAACACTCTTTGTGTATTCTTTATAATATTCTGGATAATACAATTTCATAAAATATATTACAGAAATACCGTTTGATGCCTCACAACCACTGTTATGGCAATAATAAACAGGAAAGTCTTTATCAAATAAAAAACAGCCCCGTTTCTTTGTTTTGTTATGTTTTGAATCTCCACAAACTGGGCATCTTACTGTAATAATATTTCGGCCGATGCTATATGATTGTATTTCAGATTTTACAAGTTTTTCAATTATGTCTTTGATTTCGTTATTCATATCTTAATTTAGTCCTGTTTTAAAATATTAATATAATATATAATTTTATTTTATAAAATAAAATAGAAACTTAAATAAAATTTCAAACCTTCCGTAACCGAGCAATTAGATTAAAATTGTATTTGTTGTTTTTAACAAGTTAAAAACAAGATTTTTAAAACAAGTTTAAAAAATCGAAATTACTTTATTTTTGAAATTTTTTAATAAAATTTTTTAATAAAAGTACTTAAAGACTTAAATCAAAAAAATTATAATTTTCTGGAGATTTTTACTTGTTAAAATCTACAGAACTTGTTTTAGCTTTAGCTGAAACAATAAAATAATAAAATAAAACTAAAATTATTTAAGACTTATAAATTTAATTTACAAATTTTTTAATATTTTATTTATAATAGTTTTTTACAATTGTAGATAGTTCCAAATAAAATTGGAACTGAACCATTTTTTATTCAACATTCAGGATAAATCCTTACAGTTTCCTAAAAAATTCTGTAGAATTTGCTTCTATATATAATATAATATAAAGGTAAGCCATTTCATCTATATAGTAGTTTTAGCTATTATTAATCAACACATTAACATTTAAGAAATTTCTTAAAAACTTTTCTAAGCGATTTTCATTTTTTTCTTAAGTCTTTAGTGTTTCAGTTATCAATTCTTTCTTATTTGCTATTTTATTTTGAAAAATAAAATTATATATTATATTATTAAGTTTTAATTATAAAACACTTTAAGGAGAGCAATAAAATTGAGAATAACTTTTAAAAAATTAAAATTTAGAAATTTTGCATCTTTTGGAAATAAAATAACTGAAATAGATTTTACACCCGGTTTGAACTCAATCGGGGGAAAATCGGGAGTTGGTAAAAGTACAATTGTGTTAGATACATTAGCTTTTGTTTTATATGGTAAAGCATATCGTAAAATCAAAAAATCAGAACTAATAAACAGAACAACTGGGTCAGGATTATGGGTTTCGATTGAATTTAAAAGAAATGAAGATACTTATATAATTGAACGAGGAATAAAACCTAATATTTTTACAATAAAGAAAAATGGTGAAGACTTAGAATTATTAAGCTCAAATAAATTTAATCAAGACGAATTAGATAAAATAATAGGGATAAATTATTTTCTATTTAAACATATTATTTCAACAGCATCTTCAAATAATAAAAGTTTTTTAAGTTTGTCTGCTTGGGATAAAAGAAATGTAATTGAGTCAATCTTCAATTTGAAACAAATCTCAGAAATGCATACATTATTAAAAATTGATAGAAGCGATAATATTATAAAAATTGATAATTTAAATCTAACAAAAAATAATTTTGATGAAATATTAAAGTCTTTAAAAACTCAATTAAATGAAATTGATATTATAATCAATGATTTTAATAAAGATAAAAAAGAAAAATTATCAAAATATTATAATAATATTTTAAATATTCAAAATACAATAAAAGAAAAGATAAGTGAAGTTGAAGAATTATTAGCAAAATTAAATGAATATGATAAAGATTATTTAAAAATAATAAAAGATAAAAATGCAGAATTATCTTCAATGCAAAAAAATATTGGTTCAATAAACGCAAGACTTAAAATAAATAAAAAGACTTTAGATGTTTTAAATGAAAATACAATTTGCCCTACTTGTAAAACTGAAATGACTGAAGAACATAAAAATATCGAAACAACAAAAATAAAGTCTGAAATGAAAATTGATATAAGTAAATTAGAACAAACTAAAAACGATATTAAAATTATTAAGCAAGCAATTAAAGAACTAATTGAAGCTAATGACAATAAAAATGATTTATTAAATAAAAAAGAACATATGATTCAAGATATAAAAAGTCTTGAACAAAATCTTAAAAATTATATTGAAGAAAGTAAAAAATTAGATAATGAAAACTGTTCTATCAATTCTGATAATATTTCAAAATTAATTAAAGAAAAAGAAAATGAGCTAAATATTATTTATAAAGATTTAGATGAAGCAGAAGAAAAATCTAAAGTTTATGATATTTTATACGATATGTTTGGAGACACTGGAATAAAAACTGAATTTTATAATATGATCATCCCGTTATTAAATAAAAATATTAATAAATTATTGCAGCAATTTGAGATGCCAATATTATTTAAATTTGATTACAATTTAGATTATATTATAAATTCAGTTTATTCACCTGATGAAAATATAAATTATTACAGTTTTAGCGAAGGGGAAAAGAAACGAATTGATTTAGCATTAATGCTTAGTTTTATTACATTAAATAAAATGATTTCAAATTGGGACTCTAATTTATTGATTGCGGATGAGTTGTTTACGAATTTAGATAAACAAGGAGTAGCAAATGTAATTCAGTCTTTAAAAGATATTGTGTTAGTAAATAATAATATTTGCTTATATATTGTTTCTCATAATTTGAGCAGTGACACTGAATATAGTTTTGATAATAAAATATTAGTTATTAAAGACGACGGCTTTTCAAAAATTATGTACATCTAAAAATGGAGAAATACAATTGAAGAATGAAAATAAATTTAAAGACTACGTTTCAAACTATATTAAATTGTTTGAATTAAATGACTGGACTGTTTCGGTCGATAATACTGATGATGACAGCGTTTATGCTTGTACATATTTTAATGATGATGACGAAACAATGAACAGTAGCAGGTCAGCAATTATTTCTTTTAATAAAAATTGGATAAAAACCGCAAATGATTTAGAAATTGAAAAAACAGCGCTGCACGAAGTCTTGGAAGTATATTATTCTGATATTAGGATTTGGTTAACAAATAGAGCAGTCTTACCCGATTTTATAATTGACGGAAAAATACACAGCTATATACATTTATTTGAAAATAAAATTTTACCATTTTTAAAGGAGAAAAACGAAAATGACAAATGAAGAGAAAAGAAAACAAAGACATTATATTAATAATAAGAAGTTTTATGAACTTTTAAAACAAAGAAGAGACGATCCTGATAATAAAGAAGTGCTTGAAGCATTAGGCAAAAAATTTGTAAAATTAGCAAATAGAATTGCTGCTAAATCTAATTTTGCAGATTATCAAATTGATGAGAAAAATGAGTTTATTGCAGATGCAATTTATAAACAATATATGAAAGTGGATAAATTTAATGTAGATAAATATGATAACCCATTTGCATTTTTTACTTCAGTTGTTTATAATGTATTTAGAGAACACCTTAAAAGAAATAAAAAATATAAACAAATTCATTCGACAGTAGATGCAGTTGAACAAAATGCAGCATTGTTATTATCGAACCAAAGTTTTAGAGATAAAATTGATTATGGAAAATTAAGACAAAATGAGGTAAAATAATTTGAATAAAATAGCTTTAATTTCAGACTTACATTTCGGAGCAAGACGCACGAATGAACATTTTATTAAAAGTATGTATAGATTTTTTGTTGATGCGTTTGAACCTTATCTAAAAAAGAATAATATAAAAACGATTTTTATATTGGGTGATATTTTAGATCATAGGGAGTCGACTAATACAAAAATATTAAATATGCTTTATTCAATATTTAATGAAGTTTTAGCAGATTATGAAATTCATATATTGCTTGGGAACCACGACACTTATTACAAAAGTTCAATTGATACACATTCTTTAGTATTTTTAAAAAAATCAGAGCATATCAAATTATACGAAAAAACAAAAACAATTGAGATTTTTAATAAAAAAATATTATTAATGCCGTGGCAAGTAGATGATAAATTTCAAAATGAAAAATATGATGCAGATATTTTTATGTCGCATTTAGATGTTTCAGGCTTTAGATTAAATAAATATGTTATTTCAGATGACGGAATAAAAACGACTTTCTTTAAACAATTTGATAGAACTTATTTAGGGCATTTTCATACAAGGTCAAAAAAAGTATTAGAAAATGGTTCAATAATAGAATATATTGGAAGTCCTTATCATTTAACGAGAAACGACTCAGGTGATGAAAGAGGCTTCACAATATTAGATTTGGATAATTATAATGAAGAATTTGTTCCTGTAAATAATACAATAAAATATTTAAAATATTATTATCCTGAATTACCTAAACCAGAAGAAGTCAAAAATAATATAATTGATATTCACGTTAAAATTGATTCTGCTTTTAAAGAGAACGAACTTAATAAAAAAATAAGAGAACTTGAATTATTAGAACCATTAAATATTAATATATTTCCAATTTATAATTTTGATGAAGTTGAGTTAGATGAAAGTGGAGATTATGAGTCAATGACTTTCGATAAAATGATTTCAAATTATATTAAAAAATTAAAGGGTAAAATATCCGATAAATTAATTAGTTCAATTGAAAGTGAAATATCTTTATTAAAAGAACGCCTAAAAACAGATGAATGAAAAATAAATATTTAGTCAAAAGAAATATGAACTAAATATGAAAGCTAATGACTACTATGTTAAGGAAAAGAGGAGTTTCTTATAAAGGGCATTTTAATATAAAAAATCCTCATAAGTATATTGGAAGAAAAACTCCATATATGAGGAGTAAAATGGAAAATAATTTTGCGATTTATTGTGATGAAAATGAACGTGTATTAAAATGGAGCTCTGAAGATATAACAATAAATTATTATGGAGTAGACGGGCAAAAGCATCGTTATACACCTGATTTTTTTGTAGTATTAATTGATAAAGAAAATAAAGTTCGCAAATTATTAGTTGAAGTAAAACCTAAATCACAAAGTCCGGGCATTACTAAACAACCTAAAAAACCAAAAAAACCAACTCATAAAAATATGAAACGGTATTATGGTCAATTAAATGCACTCAAAACAAATCAATTAAAATGGGAAGCGGCAAAACTTTATTGTGCTTCACACGGGTTAGAGTTTGTAATTTTAACGGAAGATAGTTTAACTTAATTATGTTTTATGGTAGAGAAGATTTAAGACATGCTAATGAAACTTATGAATATACTCAAGAAGAATTGCTTGAAGTATTTAAATGTGCTGAAGATGTAGTTTATTTTGCTGAAAATTATTGTTATATTATAACATTATCGAAAGGTAAAGAATTAATAAAGCTTTGGGACTTTCAAAAAGAATTATTGAAAACTTTATCAAATACTCCAAAATATGATAAATTTAAAGACGATGGAGTAATAAGAAACAATAATATTATATTCACGCCACGACAAGTCGGTAAAAGTACAATTGCAGTTATTGATGCTTTACATTATGCTTTATTCAATAAAGATAAGAGTATATATTTACTATCAAATAATATGGCTGGGGCATTAGATTTAATGGCGAGAATGACTTTAATGTATGAAATGCTGCCTCAGTTTTTACAAATTGGTTTAACTGAATTAAATAAAAAAACAATGGTATTTGGAAACGGTTCGTCAATTCGTTCAAAAGCAACAACTGCGTCAGCTGTAAGAGGACGAAGCATTAATAGATTGATTTTAGATGAGTTTGCATTTATTGATGATAAATTAGCGGACGAATTTAAAAAGTCTGTATTTCCAACAATTGTTTCAGCTGAAAACCCGCTTGACTCTAAAATTATTATTATTTCAACTGCGAACAAATTAAATCATTTTTATCACGCATTACAAAAAGCAAAAATTGGTAAATCAACATATGTGCCATTTGAAGTAAAATGGAACCAAGTTCCTGGGAGAGACGAAGCATTTAGAAAACGTATAATAGATTCAGAGGGAATTGAGTATTGGGAACAAGAATTTGCTTGTTTTGGAAAAGATTCAACAATTGAAGTATTAGACACAACTACAAATATGATTGCGAATTTAACAATGGAAGAATTTTATAATTACTTATTAAATCAATACAAAATTAATTGAAGTCTTTTTTATGAGTTCTGATTAAGTTGCTAATTATTGTTTTGTTTATTTTCGTGTTTTTAATTTCTAATATTTTAAATATTTTGTTAAACAATTCATCCAAGTATTCTTTCTCTTTTTTCATTTTTCAAAACTCCCCTTATTTAATAAGTAACAGTGAAAGTAAGAATTGCAGCAGCAAGCCAATACACCCCGTGTCTCCAATCTAAATTAATGAAATATGGAATTGACGATAGCAAATTAATCACGATAATAATTGTAGGCAATATTTTTTCGATTTTATCCATTTCACACCACATTTCGTTCAATTATATTTATTACATATTCAATGAATTCATTTTGAGATAGAAAATTATCTATAATTAATTGGTTATTAATGTTTATATCAATTTGTTTATTATTATTTATATTGATTACATTTAAAATATTATCTTTTAATTTGAACCTTAAATTTTTTTTATTTATAAAATTATTTAAGACTTCTCGATAAAAGTGCTGTTTCCTTGTATAATTATTGAAAAACATAATATTGTATTTATAAACCTTTCTTTTATTATTTTTACTTCATACCAAAGCAAATTAGTATTTTCATTTCTATTTCCTTTCAAATTCTACTATAAAATCATATTTGAGAATTCCGTTTGAAGTATCAACTTTTATAAGATTAGCATTTTCATCATAAGTATATTTTTTCCAAAAACCATTAGAGTCCTCATAACGAATTAATAAACCTTTTTCGTCATAAGAATTTTCTTCCCAATAATTATTAGAATTTTCATAATGAGTTAGTGAACCTTTTTCATCATAAGAATATTCCTCCCAATAATTATTAGAGTCCTCATAACGAGTTATTAGTTCATCTTCATTGTAAATCTTTTCATACCAATGATTATTAGAATTTTCATAACGAGTTATTAATCCCTGTTCATTGTAAGTTTTTTCATACCAATAATCATCAGATTTTTCATACCAATAATCATCAGATTTTTCATACCTAACTATACGATTTTTAGGTTTAATTTTGTCAATAATCCCTTCTGCACCTTTTGAATTATCTCCCTTAATAATTATTTTTGAAACATCATTAGGTACTTTAATTTCCCCAAAAGTATTGACAAACTTATGTATTACACTTTCACCAACATTTAATTTTTTAAGTAACTTGTAATTGATTTTCATTTTAAAACTCCTTTAATTATTCAAATTCTACTGTAACATTATATTTAGGCGTTCCATTTGAAGTTTCAACTTTTATAAGATTACATTTTTCATCATAAGTATATTCTTTCCAATAATCATCAGAGTCCTCATAACGAGTTATTAAACCATCTTCATTGTAAGTATATTCTTCCCAATAATCATTTGAGATTTCATAACGAGTTATTAATCCATCTTCATTATAACTATTTTCGTACCAAAAATCATTAGAATTTTCAAAACGAATTAATAAATCTTTTTCGTTATAAGTTTTTTCATACCAAAAACCATTAGATTTTTCAAGACGGGTTAATAAACCTTTTTCGTTATAAGTTTCTTCATACCAAAAATCTTTAGATTTTTCATACCTAACTATACGATTTTTAAGTTTAATTTTTCCAAAAATCAGTTCTATATCATTTAAATCCCGTCCGTTGATAATTATTTTTGAACTATCATCGGGGACTTTAATTTCCCCAAAAGTATTGGCAAATTTATTAATAGTATTTTCATCTATATCTAATTTTTTAAGTAACTTGTAATTGATGTTCATTTCTATTCTCCTTTGTTTTGTTTTATAATTTTTACTTCATACCCAAGCAAATCTGAAAGTTCTTCAATACTAAGTTCCTTTACTTCTGGTTTTAAATCAATATTAATATAATAAACTGCATCGGGATCTTGATCAGCTGCAACCAAACAAATTTCCTCAGTTTGATTTTTTACGAACTGTAAAGCATAACCATTTCGTTTTACTGCTTCAATACAAATTTCTTCAGTTTGATTTTTTACGTATTGCAAAGCAAGACCGTTTTGTTTTACTGC